AAAGATGGGCACAGCACCAACATCAGCAGTAGTTGCTGAAGGTGGCGCACCATCTGAAACTGGCATGACTTCTACTTATGACACTGTTACAGCGTCTAAGTACAGCTCAATCAACCGCGTATCATTCGAACTTCTTGATTTCTCAAATCCTGCATTCGAATCACTTCTTCTTGCTGAAATGCGTAAGGGCTACGAGAAGGCTACAGATAATGCCATGATCGCTGCATTTACAGCATCAGGTACACAAGCAACCGCACAAGCCGGAACAGCAGCAGGACTTCAAGCATTCATCGCTAAAGAAGCACCAGCAGCTTATAAGGGCACAGGTGGCGATTACGCTAACAAGCTAGTTGCATCAACAGATCAGTGGAGTGCGATCCTTGGATACGCAGATTCAACTGGTCGTGCGCTATTTAATGCCGAGCAGCCACAAAACGCTCTTGGTTCTTCTTCAATTAATTCAACAGTTGGTCGCGTATTAGGTGCAGATCTAATCGTTGATCACAACATCGCAACTTCAGGAATCATTGATGAGTCAGCATTCCTAGTTGCTCCAGGCTCTGTTTATGTGTGGGAATCTCCTACCACCAACCTTCGCGTTAATGTTTTAACTTCAGGCGAAGTTGAAATCAACATGTACGCATACTTAGCAATTTATGTTGCTAAGGGTGGCGCAGGCGTTCGTCGCTTTAACCTTACATAATAGTAAGTAGTTACTAAGTCGCTCAGAGGGGGCATAGCCCTTGCCCCCTCTGGGTCTTTAGAAAGGAATGGGAATGTCAGTTACAACAGTCGCAGAACTTCGATCAACACTCGGAGTAGGCACATTGTATCCAGACGCGACCCTTCAAGAAGTGTGCGACGCATCCGATGCAGTCCTACTTCCAATGCTATGGGCTAAAAAATCTTTTCCAGTAGCACATTCTAAAACAGCCACAACTGCAACACTTTACTTTGATGAAGCTCCAGACTTTATTGTTGGAGACTCAGTAGTTATTACTAATTGCGGTACAGCATGGAATGGCACAAAGACACTAACAGTAGTTGATGAGTATTCAATTACTTACACAATTACTGCTGCAACTGCAACAGAAAAAAATACACTTTCTCCATCTGGCACAGTTACCGGTGATACCACAACGGACTGGACTTTAGATGCAGCAGTCCAGACAGCCGCTTTAGAGATAGCTGTAGATATCTGGCAGAGCCGCCAAGCTAGTAATAGCGGTGGCGTTAGCCCAGACTTCCAGCCCTCGCCGTACCGAATGGGCAACACCCTTTTGGCGCGGATTAGAGGATTGATCGCACACGCGCTAGACCCTCGTTCTATGGTGGGCTAATGGCTACATCGATCACAACTCTTAGAACTACACTCGCAGAAGCGTTAATTAACAACTCGCTATGGCAGACCTTTGCATTCCCACCAGCAACAGTCCTGGCCAACTCAGTTATCGTCAGCCCGGATGATCCTTACATTACGCCAAATAACAACTCGCGTAACACGATCAGCCCTACTGCTAATTTTAAGATCATCATGACTGTGCCTTTATTTGACAATGAAGGCAATCTAAATGGCATTGAAGATAATGTGGTGGGAGTGTTTAACTTACTTGCTGCCAGTTCTTTGACCTATAATGTAGGCAGCATATCTGCCCCTAGCGTTCTCAATGCTGCTTCAGGTGATCTGCTCAGCTGCGAGATGTCTCTATCAATCCTAACAAGTTGGAGTTAATATGTCAGACCTAACACCAGAGGATCTAGCCTTCTTGAAGAAGATTGGTCAGATCACAGATGCACCAAAGCCAGTAACTACTAAGAAGGAAGAAGAATAATCATGGCAATTTTTCTAAATAACAAAGTTGGTTTTAAGGTTGCCACTATCAATCTTTCAGACCATGTCACTGCATTCACACTTAATCGTCAGGCAGATCAGATCGAAGTAACTGCTATGGGCGACACAGCTCACAAGTTCGTTACCGGACTTTCAGCAGACACCATCACAGTGTCATTCTTGAACGACACAGCAGCAGCAAATGTTCTAGCAACACTCCAGGCTGCTTATGGCACAACTGTTGCATTCGCTGCTATTCAGGACTCAGGTGCTGCAATATCAGCAACTAACTTGCTTTACACAGGCACAATCTTGGTCGATAATCTTACAGACATCAACGGAGCCGTTGGCGATGAAGGTATGATGGATCTTACCTTTACTTGCAACAGCAAGACTGCTACAGCTTCAACTGGTACTTGGTAAACAACTTCTAAAGAAAAGGGCTAAAGAATGGCAAAGCTAAAGATCACAAGGGCAGATGGCTCTGTATCTGATCATCAGGTAACTCCATCGATCGAATACGCATTCGAGGTTTACGCCAAGAAAGGTTTCCACAAAGCCTTTCGAGACGATGAAAAACAGAGCGATGTGTATTGGCTGGCTTGGGAGTGTATTCGCCGCAGTGGTGAAACTGTCAAGATGTTCGGTGCTGAGTTTCTAGAAACACTTTCAAAGGTGGAAGTTCTAGATGATGACCCGGAACTATAGGGCGGGATTCATTCACTTACTTGGTCGCAAGATTGAGTTTAGAGACTCGGATCGCGCCTAACGACTTACTCGAACTTGATTCGAGAATGTTTAAGGCTTTACTACAAGCTATTAAGGATCGAAACAAGGAGATCAAAGATGCCAGTCGAAGTAAAGGGCGGAATCGCACTTCGTAAGGCATTACGCAATTTCACACCAGATCTGGCCAAGCAATTACCTAAAGAGATGGCAATAGCCCTGAAGCCCGTTGTGAAGGCGGCTCGGGGCTATGCGCCTGCTCAAAGTCAAATCCTAAGTGGATGGCAACCAAGATCTTTCAGTGAAGCAAGATTTCCTACTTATAATGCATCAATGGTTAAATCTGGTATTGGTTACAAGACAACACCATCAAAGCCTAATCGCCGAGGATTCAGATCTCTAGCCACTTTATTTAATAAAACAGCAGCTGGTGCAATATATGAAACTGCTGGGCGCAAAAATCCTAATTCAAGGTTCGTACAGAATCTTAATAATAAATATGAATCTACTATGAAGGGTGAGGCCAAATTAGAAGGCCGAGTTCTTTATCGTGCCTTTGAAGAAGATCAAGGTAAAGCTCAGGATGGCGTTCTTAAAGCCATTGAAAAGGCTGGTAAGAATTTAAACAAAAGAGCAACGGTGCGTGGATAATGCCAAATATTTTAGTTAGTTTAGCTGCCGAGTTTGTAGGTAAAAAAGCATTCGATAAGGCTGGCACTGCCACCAGTAATCTCGAAAAGAGTGTTAAGAAGTTAGGCCGCACATTCGGCATAACCTTTGGCACAGCAGCAGTTCTTGCTTATGGAAAAGCCTCTGTAAAGGCTGCAGCAGCAGATATGAAGGCTCAACAACAATTAGCCCTGGCTCTAAAGAATGTTGGCTTAGAACGCGATGCAGCCACAGCTGAAGGATATATTCAGCGGCTTGAAAAAGAGTTTGCCATACTCGATGAAAAACTTCGTCCGGCCTATGCTCGACTAGCGATTGCCACACGCGATACTGCCGAAACCCAGCGACTCATGGGTATCGCTATGGATATCAGCGCAAGCACCGGGAAAGATTTGGATTCTGTAACTTCGGCATTAAGCAAAGCATTTTTAGGCAGTAATACAGCACTTAGCAAATTAGGCGTTGGTATATCTAAAGCTGATCTAAAGACAAAATCATTCAACGATATTACAAAACAACTGGCTGTTACCTTTGCTGGTGCAGCAGTTAAGTCTGCTGATTCTGTCTCAGGATCAATGGACAAGTTATCTATCGCTACAAATAATGCTAAAGAAACCCTTGGCGTTGGCTTAATAACAGCGTTTTCAAATCTTGCTGGTAATGGCGATGTAGATAAAGCAGTAAGTAAAATCGACAGCGTTGCAGCAGCATTAAGCAAAATGATTGTAGTTGCAAGTGAATTGAAATGGTATGACTGGGTAATCGGTGGCATTACTGGCGGAACGATTACAGACATCACAAAGTTCAAAGGCATGGGCAATGTACCCATGACTGGTGGATCCAATATGGATACCCAGAAAGCTGATCTTGCTGCTAAGAAAGCATCGGCTGCTCAGATCGCAGCTGATAAGAAAGCAGCAGCTGCCAAAATTGCACTTGATAAGAAAACTGCTGCTAATGCGTTATTGTTAAAAAAAGCAGAATCTATCTTTGATTTAGAGAAAATCCAGATCGCAGCTGCGTTAAAAGGTAAGATTTCAGCCGATGAGAAGTTACGCCTAGAACTACAGCAAGCAATTCTTAATGAGGACTTTACTCTAGCCGAGAAGTTACAGAAGCAATTAGAAGCATCACAGCGAGCCACAGGAGCCTTACAAGGGCAACTAAATGCCATCAAGCCTATGACTGATCCCTTTGCAGAATGGATCAAGTCTTTAGAAGAGATCTCAAAGACTCTAACTAAGATCCTTGGCACTCCGATCAACATGACTTCATCATCGATGGTGAACCCTAATCAACCGATCGTAGCCAGTCAGACTCCTAATTCTCCTTTCCAACCAACCCCAGATCCAATTCCAGTAATCGTTGAACCTTCTCCTGTACCATCTACTAACAATTCACTTGCTGGACTAGGCGGTGGCACTGGTGGATTTGGCTTCTCGCTTCCAAGTTATCTAAAAGATACGATTTCACAGAGTCAATCATCAGTGACAGTCAATGTAACAGGCTCAGTAATTATGCAGGATGAATTTGTTAAGGTTGTTAATGATGCAGTAGTTGAAGCCAATACAAATGGTTACAACAATTATCGACCGGGTGCGATTCTGCCATGACAATTCCAGTAATTAACGCAATCATCAACTTTTCAACAGGTGCTGGCTTTGCTTCGCCTATGATCTTTGATGCAGGTATTCTTGGCGTTAATGCACTGGCAGATTCAACAGCTGTAACAGTCGATGTATCTGGTCAGGTGGACTCAGTCAAGACTAATCGAGGTCGCACAGCCCTTTCAGATGTATTCCAGACTGGCACTATGAGCCTTCGGATCATCGATCAAAATGGCGACTTTAACCCGATGAACCCATCAAGTCCGTACTACAACCTTTTGACTCCCATGCGTAAGGTGCAGATTACTGCCACCTATAACACTGTCACCTACCCAATCTTTGCAGGCTATATAACCTCTTACAGCACCACTACGCCCAAGGATGTAGGCGATGTAGTTTATACAACCATTCAGGCTGTAGATGGTTTCAGACTGGCTCAGAACGCCCAAATCAGCACTGTCACAGACGCTACAGCAGGTCAGACCACAGGCACTAGAATTGGCAAGATACTTAATGCAATCGGCTGGCCTACAGGCATGAGAGATATTGACACTGGACAGACAACAGTCCAAGCCGATCCGGGCACAAACCGCACTGGCCTCTCAACCCTACAGAACATCGAGTCCACTGAGTATGGCGCGTTATACATGGACAAACTGGGTAACTTTACTTTCCAAGATCGCTTACTTACTTCAGCTAGTGTTGCTGGCACTCCAGTGGTCTTTGCAGATGATGGCTCTGGGATCTGGTATAACAATGCCCTATGGAAACTGGACGATTCTTTGGTCTTTAACAAGGCCACAGTCAGCATGATAGGTGGTACTCCACAGGTAGCAAGTAACCAAGCATCGATCGACAAATATTTCTTACATTCTTATAACGAGCAGAACCTATTGATGCAGACAGATGCCGAGGCTCTTAACAATGCTCAGGCTTATGTGGCCAGCCGCCAAGAAACCGCGATCCGATGCGATGCTGTCACACTTGACCTTTATACTGATAACTATAACTCAGGCATAATCGCAGCCTTGGATCTCGACTTCTTCGATCCAGTAACAGTCAGCACCACTCAGCCTGGCTCATCTACCCTAACTAAGACTTTGCAGGTATTCGGCGTGTCTCACGACATCAAACCTAATGCTTGG